GAGTAATAGTGCACCCGTTGGTACACCAGTGAATTCAAGTTTGTATTGTGATGCCCCACCATCTTCGTACATATCTGTTATAGTAATTGGTGTACTATATGATAATCCTTTGTTAGTCGCTAACTGTTTTGGATGTAATACTTGTCCTGGGACTACAGGATTTGCAGTGTCGGGTACTACATATTGAATATTACTGTTTGCAGTTCCGTACACATATTCTGCTGTAGCAATCGCATTTGCTGTAAATATCTGTGTTTCTGGTAATTGATTTGTCGTTACTCCGCCTAGAATTCTGTCTTGTGTGTAATATGCAGTAAGCGTGTCGTTGTTTTCAGCGACAGGTGTCCAAGTTGTTGCATTAATTTGTGCGTTTACAGATGCTTTCGACCCTGTCATTGTTTTCGTGTGTGCGCCGTTGTCTAATACACCTGCTGTTGTTGGCTCTATTCGAATTGTTGATTCGTATGTAACTGTCCAATCTATTGCTTCTGCTCCATCTCTAATTCGTAAGCCAGCGTTGGTAAATATGTGTTGGTCTGCAATGTCTTCGTAGTATGATTGTCCACCTGCTCCCCAATCGTATTCAAGTGTTTCGACGCCAGCCAGTATTGGTTGAGACCAGTCGGTGCCAACTGTCGTAACTAAGTCTACTGAGTCTTGATTTCTTGTTAATTGTCCAATAACATAACTTCCACCAACCGGTGCTGATGTTTGGTCAGTACTAGTGAAATCTATTTCTGGAGTTATTCTCAAGTTAGCAAGTGCTATGTTCACATCACTCTTTAATCCTGTAATAGTATATGGCGACGCTTGTGTTCCTGAACCAGCAGTCGTAATACCTGATGTAGTTGTTGTACTCAAAGTTAGCCCAGTAAAGTCTAAGTATTGATTCGTAACCCATTTTTGTAACTGTAGACTTGCTGTATATGTTGACTGGTGTTGAGCATAATCACTATTTTCATCGGCTTTATCTGTAATCAATAGTCCTGTGGTAAAGTCTTGTGTGTTCTCTTCTGTCCAAGCGATGTCACTTTGTTGGGTATGGGAGTAACCGTTTGTCGTCCCTGGATTAAATTGTGTGGTTAGAGTGTAGTTTGTAAGTACCGCGTTATCGATGTTTCTTTTTATATGGTATTCAATCCAGAACTGGCCGTCAGTACCACTTGCACCACCCGTCGCTGGCGATTCAGAGAAATCAGCATCTGCTTTCATCTTTAAATCAGCAAGTACCGCGTTTATCTGTGCTTTAGTTCCTACGATAATCAATGGGTCAGCAACTGTTCCTGTTCCAGTTTTAGATGTGTACGACGTCACATTTGTGTCCCATTCAACATTTGCTAAAGCAACTCCTACTGCTGGTGTCTGTGACCAGTCCATATATTTACCTCTTGCAGTAAGTGTGTACTCTGAGCCCCAAGCAGGAAGTGAACTATTACTGTCGGCTGCTGTATCTACTATTGAAAGAGTCGAATCGAAAGTTTTGTATACATCTTCTTCCCAGTCTATATCTGTTGTAGAGGTTTGGCTAACTTCGTTTGTGTTGACACCCGTCATAACGAATTGACCATTTGTTGTTGTATGGAAAGTTAAATCGCCACTTGTTCTATTAACTGTGAACGTTATAGTATGGTTACCGTTGAAGTCAGCACCAGGATTATAATATAGATTACTTAATGCTGTGTTAACGTCATCTCTCACTCCTGTTACTGTAAAAGTAGTTGCTGTACTTGATACTGTTCCAGCAGAACCGTGTCTCCACATTCCAGGGGTTGATGTCGAAGAAGGAAAAGTGAATACTACTTCAAATGTATCAGTTGTTGGGTGTCCAATCATTGGATATGTTCCAACGCCATTGTTAAAATTATATTGTGTATCTTCGGTGTACGTGTGTGATGTATTTGGGTAACTCACTTCATCTGTGTCTAATATTGTGACATTTATAGTTTGTGGGTTTGCTAATGCATAAGAAGTACCATATAGACTATTAGCACCGTGTACTGCAACGTCTATGCTGAACTCTGTGTTGAAATCATCAATTATATTAATTCTAGTTGAACCCATCGCTCCCATTAGGGCGCTAAATGACGAGTATGTTGTTGTTGTGAATACATTACCGCTTAATGTTCCACCTACAACGCTGTCTACTCCTGGTAATCCTGTGCTATCAATAGTAAAAGTAGCGTACCATTCATCTGCTTCTATTCCACCGAATCCTGATAATGATACTCCTGTTGCATTTGTGAAATATAAGTTAGCATCTTCAGTGATTGTTTGGTCTGGAAACGTTGTCATATTAAGTGTTTGTGGGAAATGACACACTGTAAATACTTGGGTGCCTATTTGGCCGTCTGTTAATATTAACCATAAATTAAATGTAGTGTTGTTCGAGTCTGTGCCGTATTCTAGGGTATCCAAGAATGCTTGTGCTTCGCTCAAACTTCCTGTGAAATCAAATCTAGTACTTGATACTGGGTTCGAGGGATCTGGTGTATCTGGTAGTTTAGTTCCGATATATTTGTCAGACGTTGTCTCAATATGTCCAGCACTGTTATCTAGTATGTCAGTAAGTGCTCCTGAACTCGCATGGCTTTGAAATAACCCGTATACTCTAACATTTTTATCATCAGAGCCGTGTGCAATAGTTCCAAAGTTAAGTGCTTGATTTTGTGTGTTAGTTTGTAATGAAGTTGTTGCTGGTGGAATCGCTGTGAAGTATGGTCTTTGATTATCGTATTCAACTTCTACTGGAGTAAATGTAATAGTTTCACTTGCAACTGCGCCATTTGTGTCTGTCAATACAGCACTAAATGTTGTAGCACCAATTGTTGGTGGATTTTCAGATGTACCAAAATTACCAGATGTCGTATTGGACTTTAATGCTGTAGGTGTCCAATTTCGTACTGTTGACTTATCTGCTGGAAAGAATACGAGCGATGTCAGAATTGCATCAACTTCTGCAACTGAACCAGTTACTGACCATTTCTCTTGTGTTTTATCGAATACTGATGAAGTATTACCACTGGTTGGTGTTGATATATGTCCAGTACTATCGAAGTTACCTCCAGTATGTGTTATCGTCAGTGTTACGTCGCCTGATGTTGTGTAATTTGTTCCTATTTCAGTAGCGGCATATCCAAATGATACTTCTCCAAATGGTGTATATCCTGTGCTAATTCCTATCATTTTTCATTCCTTATATTGTATTCGTCCACACTCTATCATATTTAGCAGGGTCATATTTACCCGCTGACACGGCGTACATTCCGTCTTCTGACTCTTCTATAGCAATAATCCTGTAATTTGCACCCTGTGGTTCATCATCGCCTTGATAGACATTCCACACAGCGCCTGGAATTATTGCACCACCAGTAACTGTTGCTGTTGTGCCCGATGCTGTTCCGTATAGTACTACACCAAGACTGTCCATAACTGCAATATTACCTGATCCAGCGTCTCTGTCTAATGTGAGTGTCGAGCCGTTCACTGAAGCAACTCTTCCGCCTTTGTCCGATGAGTCTGGTCTATATTCGTCTACTAGACAAATCAAGTCTCCTGGGATAGTGTCATAGTGATCCCACCCAGCCATATATGAAACTGTGTCAGTGTTGCTTTGGTTTGTTTCAAAGTACCAAGCACCTGTCCACATTGCTTGTTGTTCGTTTGCACATCCAAATGTTTCTAGTCCTTGTTCTCTCTCACTGTATTTTGTAATACTGGCAGCATTTTCGTATCGTACTATTTCTGATTTGTGATAGTTTGTTGGGTTATTCCATTTAACATTTACTACATTAAATATATTCTCCATTGAACCACCAACATAAGTTAAGTTAGCCGCATTTGTTTGGTTGACTATTTTCTTTACTGTTGGAGTGTGTGTGTAAGTGTCACTAGTCCACGAATGACTCATAAAATCACTCACTAGCCTAGGATTACCATTTATAAATCGTAGTCTACTGTGCATCTGTCCTGCTATCTTCTGTAGGGCTTCAATCTTTGATTCTGCGCCGTGTATTACGCCGTCGAATGTCGATGCTGGAACAGTAGAACCTGTTGGTATATGTGAACACCATTGCGCCGCTTTATATACTTCTATTGCAAGTGTTTCTTTTTGTTCTGCATCCATAACGATGTCTAGGCCCAATCCATAATTTTCATTTGTAAGATAATCCCAGAATACCCAAGCAGTGTTGTTTGTCCAATTCTTTGTTGTACTAGTGTAGTCAGCATCTATCCATAATGATAATGACAAGTCATTTTCTGATGGTGCTTCCATATCATCTCTACCACCTACGATGAACTGTAGTTCTTCTAGTTTTAATTCTTCTTCATCTTGTTTTGGTCTATATGCCATATCTACCCAAGCAATTGTGTTTCTAAGTAGTGCGCCTGCGGGAACTGGTTTAACAAATGAATTCGTATCGTGGTGTAGACGTGACGTGTTCGTGTCTCTCTCTGGAATATCTAATATTTGGCATATTTTTCTTGTGCCTTTCGATCCTGTTCCTATAATGTAATTGTTCAGTTCTAATGTACCAGATGCTGATGATGCCACAGCCAGTCTAATCCCAGTCGTTAATGTGTTTTGTAATGCGGCTGCTGTACCTGATAACACAAGTGTTTCTGTATTAGTTCCTGACACAACTGTTACACCACTTGCTAATGGTGGATTTGGAAACAATGTTCCTGTTGTTGCTGCCACTGAAATAGTAAGAGTGTTAATCATAGCGGCATCAGTGTTAGCGACTGTTATATTCCCTAATGTTATAGTTTGTGAGGCGATTGTACTATCGTATGTACTCTTCGAACAATCTACTGTTGGTATAGGCTCAACTACTGGCACAGTTACTGTACCAGTCTGACCAGGACTACCAACTACTCCGGAGTCTCCAGTATCACCACCGGATCCAGTACCACCACTACTTCCAGGATTAATATTCGCCATTATAGCAAGTGGAACTGGATATGAGAAGTCAAGGTATTGACCGCCAGCCAAACCTGCTTGTATTCTTTTATCTTCTAATTCAAATGCTTTTGTGTTTAGTGTTGCTTTAAAGTTATTATCATCTTGTCCACCTAGTCTTCTACCCCATCGCCATTTATGGTTTGGCTCACTTTTGTGAAACGGTTTAGTCAATACTGTAGTACCTGTACTATAATAGTCTCCAAAGACATCCATAGGTTTTTCTATTCTAACTTCTTTAAAATAACAGTTTGTTGATAATCTATAGTCGTCAATTTTTATTCGACCTTCTTCATTTAATGTTGTGTCATTGTAGAAATATCTATTTTCAATCCAAGTGTATATCTTTATTTTCGATTCACCGGTTACACTGTTGATAATTTGACCAGGATACATATCTAAGTAATCTTCTAAATCATACTCTGACCAGTTGTAGTCTTCAACAAGTGTCGTATCGCAATTGGCGTTTTCATCATCTGAGAATGGACCTAACTGGTGTGTTCCTCTTAAGTCACCTGTCAGTACAGTTCTTGACCCAGCGTTCATATTCTCAAGTGCTAGTGTTTCTTTATGTTCGTACGCAGACACTTCTAAGCCTGATATTTCATATGTGCCTTCATCCAAAACAAACTCTCTGTCGCATAACTCTGTCGTTAGTACATAACGCACCCAAACGTGACCTGTTGTCTTAGTGATTGTTGTTGCTTTTTCGTATGACTCAGAAGCACCTCCGCCAGCAATTGTTACTATTTCAATGTCTGGCAGTAGACATTCTAAGTTACCACCACCATCTGATTGTACAGTTCCTCGTGCATCTTTCAGACTGCTTCCCATTGCTACCAATGGTTCTCTAATTGTGTCGCATATTTTAATTTCGTGGTGTAAGTCTTCGTGTGGGTTTGGATTTGTTTTAGTTTCAGTCTCAGTCTTAATTTCTTTATATAAGCCATCTGGAAAGTTCGTTATAATCGATATTTCTTTTACTTTTTCGTCAACGTTAGCAAATGACATATTACACGAGAACTCTGGTGTTACTTGGTCTATATTTCTTAATGGTGCTCCGTGTGGTGTTATTTGTGCTGGTAATTCTTCTGGGTCAGTTGTAGTTGTAGTTGTTACTACGCTCGTTTCGTCTACTGGTTGACCTGTTCCACTGTATTGAACTCTAACGTGTGTTGGTGGTGGATTCCATTGAGTGTAATATATTGCTTCAGCGAATGAGCCGACCCCACCACTTCCGCCTTGTCCACCGTCTCCGCCGCCTCCACCAGAGCCACCCGTGCCGCCCGTGCCGCCGGTTACTGTAACTTGTGCGTCACGCATCATCTCGCTGAGTGATTTGGATTCCCATTGTCCGTTATCTGAGTTCCAATAAATAATACTGTCGGGGCCTTTGTCTGTTGCTTGTACGTCAGATAAGTCGTTTATAAATGTCTTTTGTTCTTCAACTTCAATAGGAACATCTAATGCACCAGTTGACGGGTTTGCAATTATCGGTTCGTACTGTGTAATTGAGAATGTCTGGTAGTTTGTAGTGTTACCAGCGCCCTTTGTTACTACTACATCAACATCTTCATAGTTTGCTTTGTCTGTTGTCGGGTCAACTATATGTTTACGATTGATGAGTACTGCTTTAGCGTGTTCTGGGTTTGCTATTCCAGGGGTTACGTACACATTTGTGTTATCAATAACTGTCGCTGGATCTTGGTATGACAGTCCAACAATAGGACCTTCAGATAGTGGTATTCTAATTGTTTGTCTAACTTTCGAAGAGTCTAACTCACTGAGAATTTGTCCTTTATCGTACTGTGTACTTGACATTCCAACGTGACCGTATATAATTGGCACAACACCTCTTTCAATTTGGTAGCCCATTTCTATACCATCAGCAGTGACAGGTTTTTCTTCTTTAATATTTTTATTGGCGGTGTATGTTGAGAATTGAACTTGTGACCCGTGTATATCTAAGGCATTTGTAACTTTGGCTGTTTGTTTGGTTTGTGCCAATACGGTTTTATTATATTTCTCCATATCGACTTCAAATTTACCCTCCTCGTTTACATCAAGGATACCTTTATATCTGTTTCTTAAATGTGTCTTATCTGCTGGCATAATTTATATATCCAATATGTTGCAACTTTTTCTGTTAAGTCGTTCTGTACTACGGTTAGGTGTTAATACAAATGTTATCTCACTTGAAGTGAGTACACTGACTTTTTTAATGTAGTATGACTGTGGTTGTACTGCTTCTGTATTAGAAACAAACACTCTTCTTCTTTTAACTATGACGCCTCTATAGTCTATAAGGTCAAGATTGGGCCACGATGATAGTGCATATAGTAAGTCTGCCGCCACCGTCAACTCAGGTTCTGCGGTTGAGCCTGTTAAGTCAGATAAGAATCCAGATGCTTTAAAGTCTATGTGTTCATAATTATTCACCTGCCACTGAAACTTAACTTGCTGTCCAGTTTGTGGACCAGAGCCAGTTTGTAGGCTTGATGCTATATACACTTTTTCTGTCCTTGTAGGAATTGACGTGAAGTCAAACTCTATCAGGTCAACTATAGGGTCAGTGACTAATTTTTGTACTTCTTCTTCAATGTATGCCATTATAAATCAAAGACCTCTCTCATAGTTGCTGAAATAGTTCTTCTATCATTATCTGCCATTTCAACATTGACTTCTAAGACGTGAAACTTTCCGTCTGTTGTTAACATTTGATTAGACGTTATGGTAATTGGGTCACCCGACGCTTGTACACTATCATATACAGATAGTACTGTCGCCGCGTCTATTGAACTAAGATTCTCGTGTACTACTACAATGCTTCTTATTCTATTATTGATTCCTAACGGTGTTCTTTGTACGTATCCGTCACCAAATTCTACAAGTCTTGTTCTACCCGACTGTGCATATGATGAGTTTATAGATAAATTGTTTGGTAATGGTATACTAGGCACTTGATAATCCTCCGAATCTTTGGTTTTGAATGAGAACGTCTACTGCTGTCTGGGACGCAACACCCTTGATTAATTGTTCTAGTGCTTTTTGACTTCCAACTGGATCAGCACCATCAACGTTCAGTCTAGCGACGTTGACTGTTAAGTTTGACGGTACTGCCAGACTTGATGTTACTAGTCCTTTTTTACCGTTCTTGTTGAATGTACTAGTACTGCTAGTTTTTTCTTTCATTTTATCAACGACATCTAATGTTTGGTTAACATTCTTATTACCAGTAACTTCAATTTCGTCACCCTCACCAAATCCAAAGAACTTAGCGATTTTACCACCAAATGTTTTAATTGCTGTGAATGCCTTTATTATTCCATCAACGAATCCTGAAATAACTTCTGCCACTTTTGTGACTATCGTTATGAGTACTTTAAATATTGGAAATATAATGGTCTTAATATAGAATCCGAATACTTTAAATGCCAGTCTAACTGGCCACAATGACTTCCATATTAATGGGAATAACACTTTAGCCAATGGCCCTAGAACTTCTCCTATAGCACTGAATGCCGCTCCTATTTTCTCTACAATTGGTGGCATAACTCTAAGTGCAGACTCGACTAATTTGTTTAGAACTGGTAGCAATGGTCGTATCGCTTTTGTCATCAGACTACCAAATGAATTCTTCAGTCTGGATATATTATCATTGAACAATTCTGCCATTTTGGCATCTTTCAAATTGATAATGTCAGTATGTTGTGCTGTATCGTCTAGTGTCTTTTGTAAGTCTTCCGCTGTCTTATTGATTGACGCAAACTGCTGTTGAATCAAAGGACCAGCACGACCACCCACTACTTTAGCGAAGTCTTCAGTTGATATTGTGCCATCATTCAGAGCGTTAGTCATTGCTATTAGCAAGTCTGGACCAGTTTTTAATTCACCGTTCGACGTTCTAATTGAGTTACCAAGTTTGTCTGTTATTGCTTTGTATGACTTCTGGCCTTCTGTACCTGCTTTTAGTCTGCTGGTTGTTTGTAACAGGGCTCTATCGTATGTCGCGGCTTCGATGCCCGCTTCACTCATTGCTTGTTTAAGTACTTGGAATCCCTTGAATCCCTCGTTAGATGATGCGGCACCAGCGGCTCTGGCTGATTTAGCCAAACTATCCATATCGTTAATCTTATTACCGACAAGTTTAACGGCAGCAAATGCGGCACCCGCAACAGCGGCTAAGCCCATTGCAGATTTTAGTTTGTTCATTGACTTGCTTGACTTCTTAATAGACTTGTCTGCTTTCGACATATTCTTGTCGAACTTTCTCGCTTTTCTATTAAGAGGGTCAAACTTGTTGGATAATTTATCTATTGAGCCTGATGCTTTGTCTTCTGCCGTTATCTGAATTTTTGCTGTGTACTGGTTTGGCATTATTTGCTCCTTTCATTTTTCAGTTCAAAATATGTGTTCCAACCAGCATATTCTGTCCTAGACATTGACATAATGTCTTCAACCTTCATATTCAGATGTTCCGCAAGTTGGAACATAAAATAGACATCGTTATCCGTTTCTACTTTTTTTTTATATCCTCAATTTCAGGCTCGTAGTCTAATATTTCTGATGACACACGAGTTATGACCAATGGGTCTACATTGTTCATCAAGTCGTACTTGTCTGCTCCCACAAACATTTTGCTTCCATCTTCATTTAACGCCCGTATGATTAATACGGTAGCCATGGCTTCGGCTAATTTGTTTTCAGAGTGTAAGGCGATTATTGCTTCTGTTTGCTTTAATGTTGCAGATGGTTTAAAGTATATCTTTGTCTTCCATTCTTCAACATCAATCGAAACTAAATCACCGCCTATTACACCCTTGAAATGCGTTTTTGCATTGTTTAAAACACTCATACTATTACGCTATCGTTAAAGTACTAGTGCCTTGATAATCAAAACTCACTGTAACAATATCGGCTGCTCCAACTGTTGTAGCCGCTGACGTTATGATAACATCACCAGAATATACTGAACCTGCTGAAGAACCAGAACCATCTGTGTCTAGTACTATTGAAACTAAATCACCAACTGTCAATGCGCCGTGTTGTGCTGATGTATCTAAGAAACATTCAACTGTTCCACTCCAAGATGTCATTGAACCAACGTATGTTTTAGCGCCGCCTGTTCCCATCGCTGACGTTTCTAGGACGTCTGCTTCTTGTGTACAACTCCACGATGTAACGTTGGCTACGTTAGAACCACCTGCTGAAACTGTTCCGTCTTTACCTTTTATAACTGCCATAATTAATCTCCTTTAAGATTTACTTTGTTAAATCACCTGACTGGTGAATATATTCAACGGTGACCATAACTTGTATAGCACCGATCGGAAATATCACACCACCATCAGTAATGACTTCCGTTACTATTGTATCAACAGCATACGAGTTTCGTGTTCTGTCTTCGTACAATTTCTCTTCTAACGCATCTGCTAATTTGTTTCGGGCAGTATCTAAGTACTTCCCCTTAACAAACCCAGTCAGTTCGTATTCAATTGTTCCCATTCTGTCGTGACCCATACTTGACTCTGATTTAACTTCTGAGCCAGTCTGAACTAGCACTGCTGGAAACTGTGCATCGCTTAATTCATCAGGTTCGATTACATCTCTAGTTGTATATCGTACCGACTTAATACTTCTTATCGCCTTGACAATATCTTTGGCGATGTTTTCTCTATAACTTGTTTTAGTACTCATATGTGTCTCTTAAATTCTTTACCAAATGTTTTTTGAAATTCTCGCCATTCTTTCTTTGTATAGCCCATAAATGGACGCTTTTCGCTAACACCTTCTGCTTTCTTTTCTTGTTTCTTATCAGCAAATTCTATTAGCATTGTATTATTCTGTCTTTTTGTCACTCTAAGTGAATCTAACATATCACCTGACACTCTTAAATCTACTTTCTTGCTCTTTTTTCTTTTTGCATATTCTTTGGTGTACTTTGGAAATGTGCCTTTTAATCCTCGGCTTTTTGCTGTTCTTTCAAGTATAGTATTTAACAGACTTTCTGTTGCTTTCTCATTCCCTTTTGTTATTCCTTTATTTACACCCTTTTTTAATTTCTTTAGGTCTCTTTTAAATGATTTTGTGTCTAGCCTTGACATTATCTGTACAATCTATTGCTGTAATGTTTTGCTTCTTTTTCGTAGTCTTTAACTACTCCATCATCGTTAGAGTCATACTCGACACCATCATATAGTATTGAGTTAAATTCTTCTTCATACTTTTTCTGGTAATGGTTCATCATCACTTGAAATCTGTCTTCTTCTCCCTCCGAGTTCCATTTTGTGAGTTGTGGGAGTGCATAATCAGCCAACACCAAGTATGTTGCACACTTTGTAAATTGTGATTCTGTCAGTTTTGTAGAATCCATTTCATTATCTATTCCAGTGTACGATGTTTTTGGCCACCATTCTGTTCTCAATCTACGAAGAATATCATCTCTTGCTCTTCCGTGTTCTGCCGGAAACTCGTCAATACCATAGTTTAGTATCTCTGGTAAATATTCTATCAAATTTGCGTCAGTTGACATCGTCATATGTTATTCTCCTTTGTGAGGATATGAGGGCAATGCCCTCATATCTTTCGTTATAGTCCTAAGTTAGGATTATGATTGGTCGTCGTGAATGATAACACCACGAGAAGCATCAATTGTATCTGCCCCCATCGCGGCACTCGCCACAACATCAAATCCAACCGCAGCGGCCCTACGTTCAATCTCTAGGTTAATTCCACCAGAGATAGCACCTCTAAGTGCATCACCAGAGAATACTGCCATTGCTGGGTTGATAGTTAATGGTGTTCCTGGAACGCCCATATCTGTGTTGTTCAGGTAACTTGAAACAAAGCAATTTACACCTGCAATTTTCCCAAAGAAGCCATTTCTCATAGCCGATGTTTGGAAGTCACCACCAGCGAATGCATTGTTACCAATTGCTTCTAACAATTTAGCGTAATGGTTCGTTGAGATAATACCGAATAACTCACCAGTCTCGCCGTTACCACGAATTGTCTCTACTGCCGCAAAGATATCTGCTAATGCCAAGTCTGCTGTACCAGCCGCGCCTGCCATTTCTTGACCTGTTAAGTCTTTCATAGCCGCTGTAACTGTAGTGTCGGCAGATTTTGCAACTGCTGAACCTAATATACGACCAATTTCTTGTGGGTCAACACCACCAAGGTCACGAACTACTGAACGTGCCGCATGGAGGTCTAAAGTGATTTGTTTTTTAACATCAGCAGGAAGAACTGCGTCTAGGTCTACACCTGGTGCCGCTTCTGCTGATAGTTTAGTTGCTGTTACCGCGCCCATTACTGGGACTTGTGCTGTAATTGAACCTGCTGGTACGTTTACCATAGGTACGATGCCACCCGATAGATATAGGCTGGACTCTTGCGCGGCATATACTGTCGCGGCTTTTGTGTTTACCATCAATGCATCTAAGTTGATGCCCGATGCGTATGCTGAATTTGCCATTGTTATGACTCCTTATATTAATAGTTTGTTAATTTACCTGCATTCATCAATTCTTTATAAGTCTTTCTGTCTGCTGGGTTGGTCATATCTAATTTAGATATGTCCACTGCGTTATTTGTTGTTTCTCCCACTGTGCCTACAGAACCAGAACCACTAGGGCCTGCTCTTAAGAAATGTGGTGACGCATCTAAGAAATTATTAACTAAAGTCTCAACAGTTGTTGGAGAGGCTGTTTCTTTATCGTACATAACTTCTCCCTTGTCGTTCAGAACGTGAACTTCACCGTCATCTGTTAATGTCACTTTATCTTTTAGTAGCAATGCTACTTGAGACGGATTCACGGCATTCCGTGAACTGGCTGCTGATAATAGTGCACCATCAACTTGTACACTGTGAAGTTTAGATTTAACTGAGTTTAGTCTGGCATCATAGTCTGCTTTTTGTTCAGTCAATATTTGCTCAAACTCTCCTCGTTTCTTCTGTTCTTCTAATTTAATTTTTTCTTGTTCTGCTTTAAGTGAACGATATTCAGTGATGTTAATATCATCGTACTTCTTCGACTGTTTTGCTAGTCTGGATTTGACGATTGCATCAACTTCATCCTGATTAAAAGTTCTTTCTGCCTGAGTTGGTGTTTCTTCAGCGGTAGACTCAGTTGCTTGTTCAATTGCTGTTCCTACATTTGTTTCTTCTATGGTAGTCATAGTATCCTCCTTTGGAGTGGTTGTAATGTTAAATTATTTTACTCTAACACTAGTATTTATTTAAGTTTAAAAGATGCACTAGGAATACGCACATTATTCTGCGATTCCTGGTACATCTGGCTCTGCTGGTCTCTCAGCATCTAAATCTCTCTCTACTGTCTCTGCATTGTTGATTTCGTCAACAATCTCATCTAACACATCACCATCTTTAACAACTATGCGGGCGATTTGTTTGTCCAATTCTTTGTTTAGTGTTTCACTTGGTAGACCCATTTCTCGTACTGTTTTGTAGTTTGCTAGGTCATTGTTTTCGTCTCTTAAGTCAAACTTCTTCTTGTATTCCACTAAGAACTCATCATCTGCTTGTACGCCAGTCCACACTTGGAATAACTTCCATATCTTGTGTTCTAGTCTTTCTAGGCTGTCAGCCTTATCACCCAATCTCGTGTTAAGCATACTAAATTCTGTTTGTAGTGCAATACCACTTTTAGCAACGGTGTTGTGTGCTGTTACTCCCTGTAGGTGTACCATCTTCAGAATCATCTCTTGGTGTTCTTTTAGTACTTTAATGATTGAGTCAATGTTAGCACTTGATGGTTGTAGTAAGTATGGTTTAAGTTCACCAGGCAGATTAGAATCTACGGTAATTATAGCCCCTGCGCCGGCACTTGCATCTGTGTCGCTAGTTTTCACAAGAGATGGATGTCCGGACACCCTTATTGACTGCTCTGCTTCGCTCATTAGGTTGAATATTGCTTGTTGTATCTTTGCAACGTCCGCTATGTCAGATAGTCCAAGGCCAGGAGTGTGTGATGGGTTTGCTTTTAACATAGCAAATGGAATCTCACCAATTGTGTTTGGTAGTTCTTCTAATAGTGTTAAGTTTTCGTCTTTCTTTGTATATTGATATCGACATATTGATTCATTTGTCCACACTTTAACGATAAGAATTTCTTTGTCTTCGTGTTCTTTTTGCTTTAAATAGTTTAACACATAACGTCCGTTTACTCTTGTATATTCCCAATCCATAACATTTTCAGGTGTTATAAGTTGTGCATATGGTCTTATACCTTGTTGGATTTCTTGTTCTAGTGTTACTGCTGTGCCTGATTGTGGTTTATCTACTAATACCCATATGTGCCCATAAATCATAGCAAGACTGTTAGCCTCTTTCATAAATTGGTCAATATCAGTCCCATCTAGGTCTATTGAATTAAGCCAATCTTCGGTGTACGGTAGTTTATTCAAGTTACCTAACGCTCTCACTGGTAGGGTTCTGAATAAGAATGCCCTGTACGTGTCTACTATCATCTTGCAACTGTTTTCAAGTGCTGTGTAGTTTAATCTTTGCTCGTACTGTTGTCCTGGTTGGCTGTCTTCATTCATATATCTACGAAGCATCTCTAACGAACTATTACGATAGTCAAATCCTCCATTGAATGATGCCCAGAAATAACGCCATCTTTCGATATGTTTTTTATATACTGGATTAACTTCTTTGAC